CAGCGCTCGGTGAAGTGTCGATAATCGTCTACTTGGTCAAGCAGTGCATCCAGATCAAAATCAAGAGATGAAGTGACATAAGAGCCAATGAAGTTGCTAGTATAGCCGCCGCCAATCTTTCGTCTCTGCTGGCTGACATTGTTTACCCTGAGATGGTGTTGCTGATATGGCCTCGATGGAAGAAGCACACCAGCATTTTTATGTGTGCTAGTGAGTAGGCTATAGCTTCCTGTTGTCGATGGGGTCTCATCTCCAGTAAAGCCTAGTTGGTTTCTGATGGTGGTATTTGTCCATGTAATATCGCCAAGTGAGGTTAGGTAATGACATTCCGTATACCCTTCATCATTGATTGACCAGCTGATTTCACTAGAGCTCTGAGCTGCAATGTCTAGCGCCTCGAGGCTAGACAGTCCAAACACGTCATCATCATCAACCACTTCTCGACCTCTGAGCCAGACTGTCACATCTTGATGATGAAGAAGTGAGCTTGGAAACGTAAACGTTGATGTTCCAACAATCGTGTATTCAACGTTTGTCAGGTCGAGTAAACCCCTAACCCAATCGTTCGGAGCCGTGGCGATGTACCAGCCATCGACTAATACAGAGCTCACCACTGAAGACCCGAACCCAAGAGGATCATCTGAGCCGGTGGATTGAATAGTAAAGCTCTCAGTCCCTTGGATTATGATCTTATCGCTCGAGTTTATCGACACGTCCCAGACTGAACCGAATGAGGCTGATGTAGTAGATAAGTCGCCGCTTGCATAGACCGAGATACCAGATGATCGACCATTCAAGAAGAATAGCGCGTCCTCATATACACCTTCACCGCTCGCGAATGTAGGCAGGTCTACATTAGAGCCACCTGAGCGCGTGAAGACCTCAAGGCCGCTAAACGCTCTCATGTCGTATGAAGTGAGAAGCGCAAATTGTGGGGCTGGGTTATTCCTAGGCATTGGGCAATCTCCTTGGGCCACCACGTCTCTGTCTATTCTGTAGATTTGTTATTCGATCCGCAAGGGCCTGTTCGGCCGCTCTTTGTGTATCGTAGATTACCGCTCCAGAGAAGTTGATATTGAATACCGTTTGCTGAGTTTCAGCGCGCTCTCTTTCTGGTGTAGTTGTAGTTTGAGCAATCCCAGTAGGAGAGGTTGAGGCCGCGCTTGCAGTGGAGCCACCACCACTACCACCACCAAGAGCAGAACCCGCGACGCCAGCCGCCGCCGCCGCTGTAGCATAAGCGCCAGCCGCTGCAAACTTATTGGCCGCTAAGGCTGGATTGAGGAATAAAGCCGCAATACCTTCCGCAGTCTGGCCGAGGGCCTGTACTGCAAACTGCTTCCCCAGAGCGACCAAACTCTGACCTATAGCATCACTAAATGACTCACCCAATATGGCCGCGCTATAAGCCGCTTCTGCTAATCCTGTTCCATAGCGTTCTGATAGTTGGGTGACGAGCTCCATTTGTTTCTTAGTTGACTCTTGAGTCGCCTTGAGTCGCTCGGCTTCATTCTTCTTCTGGATCTCGGTTATCCTCTGAATGCTCGCGATGCGCTCAGCTTCTGCTTTCTGGTCAAGCTTGGTCTTCTCCAGATCGAAGCGCGCTTGAGCAATCAGCATTTTATTGATGTTGTCACCGGCTAGCGCTAGCTCGTCTTCATACCTGAGCTTTAAAATCTCCAGAGCAGAGACCCCGTCAACCTGCATCTGTTGAAGCTCGAGTTGTCGAAGCGTTCTAAGCTCTGCTTGCTTCTGTCTTTCCAAGGCGAGCTCGGCTAGTCGCTGGCGTTCTAAGTCTGCCTTTCTCTGATCTGCTCTTACCTTGCGCTCTTCTGCTCTCTTCTTGGCGGCTTCTCTCTGAATAGAGCTAATCTGAGCCTCAAGCTTTGCTCTCTCTGCCGCGATTGACCTTGACCTGACTTGCTCGCTGATATCCTCGATGGCCTTTAGTTCTCTTACTCGCCGCTCTGCTCCTATTCGAGCAATCTCTACTTGAGCGTCAACCGTGTCTTTAGTTCGCTCGAGTTGCGCTATGCGTGCATCTTCATCAAGCTTGGCCTCTTGCTCTCTGATCTTCTTCACAAACTCAGGAGATTGCTTGAGCGTCTCTTCAAGCTGAGCCTGCACCTTCTGACGCTTAGCCGCTCCACTGGCCGCTAACCTGTCGGCTTGATCCATCATTTCAGCTTGTTGCTTGATCAGCTCAGCTTGTCTCTGTTGAAGACGGCCAAGAGCTGCCGTTGCAGCATCTGTTCTAACTGCTGGGCTCGTCATAGGTATACCAGCAGGCCCACCACCACCAGCCATAGCGTTGAGTGGAGCGAAAACGGCAGCCTCTTTAGCCTGATCTACAAGCTTCTGCTGCTGTCTGATCCTCTCTTTATTGAGCTCAATCTGCTTGTAAATCTCTGCTGACTTTTCGCGTAAAGACTGGGCTTCTTCCAGATCCTTTTGAGCCGCCATTGTTTGAATACGAAATGACTTTATCTGTTCCTCATTCAGTTTCACTTGAGCGTCAGCGAGCTGCTCAAGAATAGAGGTGAGCTCAGCCGCCGCCGCTTTGTAAGCTTCAACTCTCATATTCACGCCGCTAGCTTCAAGCTGATATTCCTTATAAGCCTGCACGAGCTCAGTGACTGCCATGACTGCAAGCCCAATCGGCCCCAGTAGTGTGGTGAAGCTTGCACCGGTCGCTTTAGCCGCTGCTCCAAGCTGAGCAAAGGCCGCGACTGATTGGCCAGCTGTCTCTCCGATTTTGCCAAGGTTTTGATTGAGCTGGCCACCTGTACTACTGACCACTTTGCCCATGGTGCTAAATGACTCGCCTACACCCTCAGCGCCTTTCTCGATCTTATTTAATCCGGCCTCGGCCTTCTTTGAGTCTAAGACGACTTCAATCTCAACTTGATTTTGTGCCATGGCGAGCTTCTTTCATCGCTTGTTCTTGAGCTCTGTAATGAGCTTCTTCTGTACTATAGTGCAGTATGTCAATCGCCTCAACCAATGCGCATGAGGGAGAAGGGTAGCTCTTATCAATATGATAAAGCCCTGCTCGATGTCGTCTATATGCTACCACTATTGGCGCGACCTGATTACTTAGCGCAACTGGACAACGCCTTACCTCAAGCTCACTAAACGCTTCACCCGAGTCTGGCGCGATCCTGTAACCCATCACATAAACGCCTTGGTCATCGACTCGAGACGCGGGAAGGCCACGCTGAAAAGGGCCGCCACAATTGCCGCGCTTCCTTCTCAGGTCTGGGTTTTCTCGGCATTGGTCGCAGCTCCAAGCACGGCCCCCACTATGGCTGAGCCACACTGAAGCCGTGAATGCTATTTTCCCGAGTCACCAAGAAGGCTTATTCTCTGGACGTGCAACACTAGCTCACCCATAGCAAGCGCTCGATGGTCATCTGGCCTTATCGCTTGCACCTGCTCAACGGTCGAAGGCTCGCCATCGATGTGAGTAAGTGAGGCTCTGACCATCTCAACATAAACACGGTTGAGATAACCTTGATAGCTGGCCATTGCTTCTCGCTCATCCTCAGTTAAAGCGTGATGCCATCTAGCACGCTCAGTTGGATCAACTGGAGCCTGAACCCAGAGAAGCCGGCCGAGCTCTGATCTAGTGTAAGCCCCTGCCCTGACCTCACACTCCTCACGCTCACTTGGTGAGAGCGCTTTGAGTCTAAACATAGTAGCCCCTTCATGACTGCCTAAGTCCTCAAGCTTGCCACTGTCTAAATACGCGGCTTTTTGCTCTTCGGTCGCTTCTACTGCTGAGTCACAAGTAACCACAACGTCAATACTCATCTCTGAGGAGGTCAGGAAATGCAGAGCCATGATTAAACCCCTAGGCCTAGCCTGAATGGAGAGTTAGCCGCGCCAGTCTCTACCACATCACCACCAAATCGGCTTTGTTGATACGTGAGCTGTTGACGCACGATATCATTACCTGAAACATCATAAACGCTTGGATCATTGGTCAGCATCGCCGCTGGTAGCATAATAGCGCAACCTTCACCATCACCTTGTGGGCCAGTGCCAACCAACACCTGCCGTACAGTACGATTAAAGAAATCATTCGCGATTGTGGTATTGACTGTGGACAAGGTCAGGCTGAGCTCTACCACCACATCTGATATCTCCATGTCAGACATGGCGAGAATAGAGTTACTGTGACCCATAGGTGTCAGAGTGTTAGTCACGGATAGACTGAACTCCTCAGCATCGAGAGCAGTACGCGCTAAAGTATCGCCAGTAGTCGCGTTTGTAAGTGAGGTTGGAGAAGTAGAGCTCACCACTACATAAGACCCACGGAAGAAGGCTGGCGCGCCAGTGTTATAGCTGGGCTCGATGGGCCCAACTGCTGAGCCGTGATCATCCTGAATAAGCGCGGCTTGGAATGTGAACTCACCCATAAGACGCCCATTATCGAGGGTAATGTTGAGCGTCTCGAGTACACACCCGTAAGCGTATGATCTGAAGTTCACCCCATCGACTCGGAAAGATACACTATGCTCTCTCTCTCCGGTGGCCGTTCTGCTTGGGACGTACCACGTTTGAAGGCCTCTTACTGCTGTATAGCTTGAAGAGCTTAGCGCGGGTGAGATAGTCACATCTCCAGCCACATCATTGTCAGTGATGGCTGAGTACTCAGCACGGCCTGAGATTGTGGAGCTGATCAGCGTTCCAATGTCGGCCTCTGCTGGCGCGCTCCCTGGGGTGTAGTTGTTCCCGTCGACTGCCGTGACTGTATCAGTGATGACTGAGGGGATCACGGTCTTGAAGCCTGCGCCGAGCAGATACCCAAGATAGTTGCTTGTGTAATTGTCTGCTGCTGTTCCAATGGTTGTAAGATCGACCATGCAAACAACTTGGCCAGTCCTGCGCCTTACACGACTTCCACCACTCCAAACCGTATCAGGCTCAGGTGGTAACATGTAAGAGCCATCTCGAGCATCATTGCGCTCTGAGCTCACAGGCTCACCAGCAATGATAATCGGGTCACGCTCACAAGGAATTGATACATAAGTGAGACCTGAGTTATCAGGGAGTCCAGTTGAAGCGCTGAGAGACCCAAAAGAGGATTCTACCGCGATTGAGAGAGATCTGTGTGTTACAGCCATTTTTAAGCCTCCAAGTACAAGAGATCAAAGGGAAGGGTGAGCCGAAGCGCGAGAGGTTCGCCTTGCTGGTCAAGTATGGGCTCGAGGATAGGTGGTTGAGTGATGACGCTGACAATACCTGTATTGACCAGATCATAGTTTGGCCCCTTAAGGGTATTGATTAGATCACTTGTATCTTCGGTCATGATCCGAGTCGTGAAGGCTTCATCTCTGGGCAGGTCATAGCGTACCAGTAGATTAATGACTGCTCGCTTTCGACCACTAAGGCCAGCTTGGCCATCATCGATAGGTAGCTGATCGATTGCCAGCTGAAAGAGGCGATTATTACCAGCCATAGCGTTAAGTGGAGCAGTCAGGCCACTTGGGCCCACGGCCTGAACGAACCCATGATGAACATCAGTTTTAGGCGTGATCATTTCGATCTGTTCGGCTAGGTAATCCAGCGCCGCGAATATCCCTTGGCTCATCTCTTAAGCTTCTTTCTTATGTCGTTCTCAGCCGCCTTGACCATGACCTCAACATCTCGAGGTGATAGGCCGATAAACTCTCTCTTTTCATTCACATAATAACCATATTGAGCGTGAGTAGTAAGGCCAATGACGAAGCGGCTTACTGTGGCCTCTTTGACCACAAGATTATTCATCATGTTTCCAGATAGCACTAGATCAACTTCAGCGCTATCTGTACCACTGCCACGTTGCCGGCTGGAATGTTTGTATTCCTTATACCCACCTTTATAAAAGACGCTCTTGCCGCTTTTTGTTAACCTTCCGCCTTTTGGGGCAAGTCGAGCACCTTTCTTCGATACATATATTGGGCTTCCATCTGGTGGACTGCTGTAATCATCAAACGGTCGACCATTGGCATCAAGGCCTTGGCTTGTCCTGAGCTTGATTGATGCAAGCGTATTGGATGCAAGCCTGAGCGTATCTTGAGCAGTCCATAGCGACCGAGGAAAATTTAAGCGAACTCGAGCAGCCATCAGTGCCTCATACCACGCGCCGGAGTAAAAAAGGCATCATTCTCGCTCTTAGCATATCCACGCCAAGACGCGCGAAAGTCGGAAGCGCTTCCACCTTTTCGGCGTAGGTTCTCCTCTCCCTCATCGACCACGCCATCGCCATCTAGATCTAGAGTGATTGATCTTAGCGCGAGATCCATCAGCTGAGAGCATCGATCACGCATGGCCGCCGCCGCGTCAAGCTGTAGATGCATCTCATATATTCTAGCCGCCGCACAGTAGGCATGGGCCTGTTTAAAGCTCTGCTGGTTAAAGACCTCATCCTCGGTCACATTGTCCCCAATGACATGGTCTCTGATCTGTTGAGCGATCTCATCGAGGCTAGCTTTGATCTGTGGTAAGAAGTCGCTTTGTCGACGCGGCACCATATCAGCCAGAGAAGAGAACGTATCAACGAGCTCATCATGATCAAGCCCAGTATTGAACGGCCTAGGCGTGACCTTGATTAATCCGGTCTCAGTGTGCTCACTTCCCAGCTCATCTGAATACAAGATAGTATAGGGATAAACCCCACTAGTGGCAGTGTAAGCCGAGTCAATATCTACATAGCTCGACGCAAGATTGAGAGTAGCGTTTGAGCTCAGGCTGATCTCTCTGGGCAGTGGCTCAGCTAATATGGCTGTAGTTCCACCGAGCCTAGAGACCTTTACCGAAAGCCACGTATCAGAAGCCGTTCTCAAAAAAGCTCTGACTTCATCTCTCTCAAGCGTTGCCCCTGCATCTCCAGTCAATGTGAGAGTCCGTCTATCGTTGGCTATAGCGCTTACAGTCACATCAGATCGAGACTGAGTGAATGAGCCAGAGAAGACTGAACTAAAGCCGACTGTAAGCGTTGGCGTTCCACTGTATGGTCTTGGAGGATCCCAAGTGAAACGCAAGTCTTGACTTTTAACTGCTTTCTTCATCTTCGTCTCGCTCCTCTGTTAGCCTTGAATATATCGGCCTGTTTAGCCTTGGGTAGATCAGCCGCTTCAACAAAGCCCTCGGTGACCGGTGACCATGAGTGGCGGCAATTATACCCGCCGCATGATGTTAGCACGTTTAAGCCTTGACCGTTATTTAGTCGGCCCATTTGTTTTGAGCTCACCACTAACCCCACCAAGGCCTGACAGAAAGGCCGAGTGATCCCATCTTGAGGGCCAGTATAAAGATAGAAATCCAGATCAGCAGCCGAAGCAGCCGCCGCCGTAATTGATCTCCCATACTGGCTGATCCTTGTCTTAACCTCTGTGAGCTGCTTACCCTCGGATCGATTTAATCTATCGTTCAGGGTGCTCATGGCTACATCGACCGGTACATCCAGAGATACATCTGATATAGCCGACCTGATAGCCGCTTTGAAATCTGGTAGTATCACATCATCGAAGACACCCGCCGCAGATGTGGCCTGTATCTGGTCGATCTGTGATGCGATAGGAGAGAAGCCGAAATCAGGCTGTACAGCTGTAAGCGCTCTCTCTGCGGCTTCTCTTATCCTATCCTGTTGATCAATAAAATCATCGATGGCTAGACCGAGCCCACCACGTAGGATCAGATCTAGCAACTGCTCATCAGTCATTTGAGCGACTGTGAGAGGTGAGGAGGCTTGAAGGGCCACCTCTAGAGTGTCGAGCAGCTCAAGCCGAGCACGCCGAAGAGCTCGAGCAAAATCAAGCTCTGCGGCAACTTCAGCTTTGAGTTGATCTCTTCGCGCTCTGGTAAGTACAGCCATCGGCCCAGACTGAGCTTTAGCTTGTCTGGTTAGATCATCGATCGCTCTTCGATCTGCATCATCTTCTGAAAGGATGACGGGTTGGCTGTACTCATTCACAAGCTATCAGGTCAAGCAGTCGGTGACGACATAGCCGAGTGAAGCGTCGACGAGCTTAAAGCTGTGTACTTCCTCAGCGTAGACATAGCGACGAGTACGATCATTAGAGTCATACTGACCCGCGACCATTGAGCCATATTCCATATTGAGCGCTGCAACTGGCATAGCCTTAACGTTGTTGCTCTTCTGGACGATTGCGTCACTACCACGAAGGATACCCATGAAGATGGTCTCACCGTTCCAGATGTAGCTCTCTGATGATGTAGCCCCTGGGACTGCTGTATCACGTCGAGCAGACCCAACGAGAATATTGGGGATGCCGAGCACGTCACGGAGTACCTGAAGCACTGCCTCATCGCTGAGGATGCGATTACCTGAAGCGAAACCAGCAGAGCTTTGACCAGCGTATCCTCTGATCTCAGGATTGCGCGCCAATGCTCTGAACACGTCGCGGCCGAAGATCAAAGAGTCAGGGTTGATCCCGTGCGCGTTTGCGAAGACGGTATCCTTGAGCTCATGAAGGTAAGTGAGAGGCTCAGCGCCAGCCGCGTCAAACTTAGTTGATGGCGTATCAGTGTATGAAGCAAATGCAGTCGTAGCATCAAAGAGGAGATCAGCCGCGCGCTTCTCCTTCGCGAGCTTCATGACTCGAGCAACCTTCTTGGCAATGCGCTGCTCTTCACTCCCAGGGTATTGAGAGTCAAAGATATCTTCCATTGCGATAGAGTCTTGAGCGCTGTAGATCTTAGCCTTGAAGGTGGTTGAGCTTCGATCGAAGCCGCCGATTGAGGTACGGCTAGCCCCTGGGGCTCTCTCGAGGTCAAGCCCAGCACCCGCGCCCATAAAGTTTCGGGTCTCCTCGAGAAGAAGAGTGCCCGAACGCTCGGGAACCTTGATAGCCTCAAAACACTTATCAGCGATGAGCTGATCATCACTTGGAACGGCTTCGACAACTAGACTGGATAGGATTTCATCTACTGGATGAAGATTTGAATATGAACTGGCCATGGTTTACTCCTTAAGCTCCAGTGTAGTTAGGCCCAGTGAATACGACCTTGATCTGGTCTCCATCAGCTGGTGAGTGGTGATTAATGTTTGGAAGGATGCGAGCAATGGCGAAGTTGCCGCTGCCCAATACCAACGGAATGAGCTTTCCGTTAGGCTCTGCCATCAAAAGAGAGGTGGTCTCTGGAGCAATAGCATCTCCAGCAATAGCGCGAGTTACTCCATCGATGACGACCTCAACAGAGTCACCAGCAGAGCAAGCGCGCTGAGCGATACCAACGCATGAGTCATCAGTAGAAGCGTCAGTAATGATGATCTTTCCATCAGCATTGACAGAGACCGCCGCAAATTCAGTGATGGCTTCAGCAGCCACGAATGAGAAAATATTATCAGTAGTAGCCATGATCAGCCTCCAAACGCTTGAGCATAGTTATCTGGGTTAGTGGTTCGATACATTGTTAGCGCTTCGCTATAGGTCACGCTCTTTTCGGTCGCGAGAGCCTTGATGGCCTCGTGCACGGTCGCCTTGTTGATCTCTTGACCGCTGGCCCCGTGTCCGATCTGGCCGAGTGGAACACTTGAAGCAGGTGAGCGCTCGGTGAACATCTGCCAAAACTCGGGTTGAACTTCACGAAGCTCAAAAGCTTTAGCTACAACGGTTTCCTCGGCTGGCGTGATGCGTCCGCTCTCCAGAAGCTCACGTACTGCTTGACGCTTCTCAATATCGCGCTTCTCGGCCTCTAACATCTCGATACGAGCACCAGAAGCGGCGAGCTGTTCACCTAGCTTGATTGTCTGAGCCTCAAGATTTCGGATCTGCTCTCTAAATAGTTGATGACCCTCACTGAGTGACATCTGAGCTTTCTTCTTCTCTTCGTCCTCATCTTGAGTCATAGCTTGAGGCTTCTCTTCGTCCTCTGGCTTGTCCTCAGTAGCAAGCGCGGCTTCACTCTCTGCTTGCATATCTTTAATCTTTTGCTCGAGCTCTAGAACCATCTCATGCTTAGCAGCAAGAGCAGCCTTGAGCTCCTCAACAGACATAGACTCGATATTGTCCATCTCTTCTAGCCTTTCGTTTAGGGTAACTCGGTCGATCCTGTCATGGCTCTGAGCAGGCCGAGGGGTTAAGGTGATGGCCAATAGCTGAGCATCACCGATTTTTTCACCGCCAGCACGGTCGAAGACCTCACCAGCTAGGAACTCAGGAGATGACCAGAGAATACCGCCGGCATTCTTGACCACATCTAGACCTCTCTCATTGTAGGCTGGCGTAGCGTAAAGGCCATCCTCTCTAAGCTCGAGGTCAACAATCATCCCAAGGGCATTGCCGCTTTCAGGTGGTGCGATACTCCCACCTTGGAATGGAGATGTAGCGTGTTGCCAGTCGATGATGACCGGATCAGCTAGACGTCGAGCTTTATAAACTCTGACCATCTCCTCAAGCATATCTTCATCGATCGCTTGGCCGATACTCTCGCCATTCATACGACTGGAGACTTGACCAAGCGCTAGAGTTTTGAATGGCTTACCAATGGTTAAACCCTCTGGAACCTCATAATCAGGTAGAGCGCTTAACTGGATGGCCTCGCCATAAGCCCTTAAGGCTTGGCCTTTGTTGTCTGCTGCATTCATCTGTCTCACAACCTTTCGAGCCCAAGCGAAGCCAGCATCACCACCCCAGCCTTGCCACGCTTGCCAGCCCTTACCCTGTTTGTTCCACGTGGAACCTTGTTTATCGACCTCATGACGGGTGAAGTACGCCAGCATCCTCTTGACGGTCTCTGGGCTCATAGCTCGACCGTTGGCAAGGTCACGAGCTCGAGCTATGCCGACCGGAGTCATTCCACGCTGAGAAGGTGGTTTGTCTGCTCTCACCTCAAGAGCACGCTTGGCCGCGTCTTGAGCCCCTTGAGGTGGGGTGAAGTTTATGTGGCTGTACTTGTCAGGCACTGCCAGCGCTTCACTCTTAGTCTCTGTTCTCTGGGGGTGGCCTTTAGGTAATAGGTCGAGGTCTGTATTGTACGACTCTTTACGTTGACCAGTTCCCACCAGTTTCAAGAATGCTCTAACACGAGCGAGGGCCCACTGTGTTCTATTCATCCCAGGGCGATGACTCGTGGAGAATGCACCCGCGCCACGCCTAAAGACTGCTTTGAGCGTGCCAAGGTCAACCCGCTTTGACTTGACCTTGTACTTCTCATTGTGCTTGTCTCTCATGTTCTCAAGAGACTTGATGGCCGCTTCTCCAATCTTGATCCCACCTCGAGAACCGCTTGCGCTTCCCTTGGGGTTCTTGGAGCTACCCTCAATTTGATCTCGCTTCGGTGCTGGTGTCTGGGCTTGAGTCCTAGCCATTGCGCTTTCTCCTTATCAGAGCTTCAGTAAGGCCGAGCACACCACCACCACCAGAGCTTTGAGCCGTTCTCTCTATGGCTGAACGCTGAGCCTCTTCTGGCAGGTCACCAGCTCCAAGACGCTCTCTTAGTGCTCGCTCTAGCTCATTGTCTGGAGTGAGAAGGCCAGCTTGCACCAGCTGAGGAAGCATCCCCATAGAGTCAGCTAGGTCATCAGTGTCAAGACCAGTATGAGTAAGTCGAGGTAACTTAGAGGGATCAACTGGCCCATAGTTAAACTTGATCAATCGGCCAATCGTCCCGCCGCCGCGTCTATCCATACCGGAGACTTGAGAAGCCACTAGATCACATAGATTGATAGCCGCTCTCCTGAATACTGATAGATGAATCTCTCCAACTGATCGAGCGCCGGTCTCTGTATTGCCCAGATCTGCAAACTGAGTCAGGAAGGCCGCCGCTATCTGAGAGTCGCATTTAGTTATGATCGAGATAGGCCCATCAGCGTAGAGGTTAGGCTGAGCCGCGTAGGTGTCAAAACTAACAGCAGCGTTCTCCACAAGGTAAGACTGCTCAGCAGAGATAAACGCTTGAGCTTGAGCCTCTGCATCATTGACCATCACGTCAATGTCACCATCTGTCAGGCCGAGCATCTCAGCTTGTGAACGGTCGACTTTGACCTTAGGTGTTGGGACTGCCCATCGATCCAAGCCAACGCACATCAGGTTTGCAACCCGCTGTTTAGTTCGCCACCACCACCAGACCGGCCGAAGCATCCCCACGCCTTCAAAGTTTGAACCCGTTCTATTGAGGGTGAGCAATAGAAGCTTATGAGCTGGGATAGGCTCAGGAGTGTATGTCAACCCGACTGTATTCTGAAGAACCCCATCGAGATGTTGGTTATCTCGACTAAGCCAACGCTGATGCGCTGATGGTTCTCTATCGGCATAATGATCGAGCCAAACTTTGATCTTACCGTTGCTATCTGGGCCTACTCTGTAAATCTCTTCGGCGTATCGATACCCAAGCGGCACAAACTCAAAGAGGTAACTAAGTTGCTCTTCCCAGCTCATAGTCATCTGGCCAGCGTAACCATCAAAGCCAAAACATTCATTGGCGAAACGTGCGAGCTCTTCGGCCACTAGGTCACCCTCTACGCCAGCTTCAAAGCGCCAGCTCGCGCTGAGTAACGTCTGGCGTAACATATGCCAAGAGCGTCTAACGATTGGATCAGTCCTCAACATCTCCTCAGCCTCTTGCACCCAAGAAAGGCCGGTGAGCTTTGGGTTTTGCTCTTTGCCGCTGATGACTCCACCGCTAAGCTGAGTGCCAGAGATACCTCGAGCGCCAAACCTAGGGCTCAAAGCCCTCATATGTTTTAGATCACGCTTAGTCTCTGTCATGGCTAGCCTTATTGATAAAATCAATCACGCGCTGGATTATATACTCTTAATATTGATTTTATCAATGTAGTCTTTTTGAGCTTGCCTAGCCTGATCATCTGATCTATGGTGGTGATCCCTTTTGGAGGGTGAGCAGCGTCTAGATCTTTTATCGCTATGGGTGAGATCTGGAGACAAGGGCCATCATGTTTTCATGGTGGCTTTTTGTTTATCTGCGCATAAAAAAAGCCTCGATCAGAAGGGGAAACTGACCGAGGCAACCAACAAAAGAAGCATACTCTATTTAATGCTTTTAGTGGTCATAAATATTTTTTTCATTTATGTACAACTTTTCTTTGACATGATCATTCATAGTGTATACATTGTAAACATAACCAACAACACAGACCAACCGGTCAAAGGGGAAAATGAAATGATCAACATTAATCCACTACATGAGCTCTTTCTCACTCTCAGCTACTGCCAGTTTTACCACGTTTACAAGTTCATCATTGGAGGACGACTCAAGACCAACACAAGTGATACCTTCTATGGATCAAACTTCCCTGATCAGTACAGAGAAGAGCTTAAGACTGTAATCAGAAGCTTTCCCTCAAGTGTTGAGCTTAAAAAGGTTGCTCGAGAGTTTAAGGCAAGCCTAGAATACATTGAGCCAGCAGCTGGCTCTTTGTCGAGCAGCTATGCGGTATATGCTCCAACTGGTGACGTTATCTAAAAGCTTCAATAATCAGAGTGTATGGGCCGGTAAGGCCTTTTTTTTTGTCTGCAAATTAGAAGGCCCTTTGAGCAAGGGGAAAACTCAAAGGGCCGGAACAGATCAAGGTCACTGTAGTCTATTTATCGACTCGAGGCAACCACTCCTCAACCTCTGGTGAGAGTACCACTTGATCAGGTGACCTTGTCTTAATGGGGCTGCTCTTGAAGATGCTGAGCTTTTCGATGATCGCCATTTGAAGCTCGGCGTTCTGATCTCTGAGTAGTTGGAGTTGTATCTGTGAGTCACGAAGACGAGCTATAAGAGCCGCTCGATCAGCATTGGCCGCGCTGAGCTTCTCCTTAATCTCCTCAATCTCACTTGGGTCTCTACCGCTGGCAATGGCCATCATTGATGAAATCGAACCGGTGATCATACCGAGTATTCCAACAAGTACATCTCTATTCTCATCTACAATCTTAACGTAGGTCAGAAAGAGGATAAGGCCCATCACCATGAGCATGAAGAAGACAGAGAACCACCAGCCGCGCTTGGCCTTCTGTTCAGCTGCCTTGTCTCTATTGGGCTTCACTTCCTCATCCATTGCTTGAGCTCCTCTATTAAGGGTATGAGATAATCGACCCACCAGAAAAGGCCATCGAGGCCCCACCAGTCTCTAAAGAGTGGATTGCTGAGACATTCCCAACTATCAACCACAAACGCAATGATGATCAATATGGATAGTCTCCAGTTGAGATAGACCACCCACTCCATCAAGCGCCTATCTCGAGCGCGGCTTTTAACCTTCTTAGGCCCTCCAAGTCGCTTCACCTTCTCACTGCTCGGTGGTGGTTGTAGGCTCTCGATGGTCTGGCCCACGGCATAAATAACTTGAGCCTCAGAAACTCCCTTGAAGCGATACAGACCCACGCAAACATACCGCGTCTTCGGTGGTGTCCAGTGGTTAGTTCTGTTCTTAACAGCCTGGAAGGCTTCTTCGGTGAGTAGCACTTGGCCAGCCTGACAGAGTGACATAGTACGCGCCGCAATGTTCTTGCCTAGTCCCTCGAGCTCAACAGACTTAGCGCCACCTGAGGTGAATATCTCATCTTGTTTCACCTCGACGACAACATCCCAGTGTATTCCTATTCGGGTGTCGAGTCGGGTCTTGGCTGGTATGCTCGCCTGATACAGCAGCGCGAAGTTTACCGCGTCAATGGGCCGCTCAAAGCTCAAGAGGAAGCCGTCACTTCTATCTATCTCTCGACCTTGAAACTTGAACATCAAGCTTCTCGTCAATCGATCATGATACTGTAACCATTCAGCAGCTCGGCGAGCTCCTACACGCTGAACAAATCGAGTGGAGCCGATGAGGTCTAAGAGAACTATAGCCAGCTTTCGCTCAACGAACTCCACAAGAGCAATCTCCGAAGACGCAACAGATACAGTCTGGCCCACACTGACACTCAGCGTCATCACAATCATGAGCTGGATGCTCAAAGCATTCACACTCAGAGCTCAGACCACATATAGCGCAAATGGTCTCATCCATGTCTTCACTCCAGTCTCTTAGATCATCAGGATTTATCATGTACTTGTCTCCTGTTAGATGGTCGAGATTAGGAAGCATGAGACACCTATACTATAAACGAAGATCGCGCCACGCTTGGATAGTAACAGGATAGAGATCATCGAGTAACGTTAAAACTGCTTGAGCTACTCGCCGCGTTTCTGGCTGAGCGTGTTCTGTATCTCGGAGTTGAACGAACTTAAGCCAGTTGAGGAGATTACCGCTCATGTAAAACTCAGTATAGAGCGACTGGGGAAGAATGGCGCGTGCTTGCTCTCGAGCAATACCCACCTCGAGCAGAGTACGATAGACCATAAGGCATGACTGGGTTATCTCACTCATGAGCTTTTGAGCTTGTGAGCTGGCGTATTCATCCAGCTGGCCCTCACTGCATTGAAGGTTTTGATTGCTCTGGTAGCGTAGGTCACTGAACTCAAATAGGCTTATATCAACCTCAGTATACCGCCGGCTGATTTCATTGTAGCTAAACGTCCTATGCCTCATAATCTGGCGCGCCACAAACAAGGGAACCTTCAAGCGCAGAGTGAGAGAGCAGTGCTCAAAGGGTGAGGTATGTTTCTCTCTCATCAGAAACTTTAAAAGCTTCCGGTCTCGGTCGCTGAAGTCCTCAGTGGTGAGATCTCGACCGAATGACACCCGCGCCGCGTCAACTATTCGTTTGTCGTGCCCCATATGATCGATGTAGAGAACTTCCCCAATGTCATCATCATATAGCGCTATTCTTTCACTCATTAAAATCTCCTCAGTTTTGATCCACCTGTTTTCACCTTGCGCTCAATACTTGGCCTTACATAACGCCGTGCATCAACCTCTAAATCGTTCCAGTTCCAAGTGATACAATCATATCTTAGCGCGTCGAGTGGGTCTTCTCGTCCATCTTTCTTGGGTTGCTCTTTCGAGTCCCAGCCATAGCTCATTAAGGCCTTTCGCAAAGAGTTGTTGGCCGTCATCTCTCCCCTCTCCCATACCTCACGAGTGATGAGGTATTTACGACTGGCGAAAGCGCGCTTTAATCGTTGAATGCCATTCAGTACATCAGTCTTGATTGGGTCTGTTGTAGCTCTGAGCCCCATACCTAGCCCTCGAGGTGGAGCCGCTCTCATTGCCCGAAATGCACTAGCGCCAGTCTGATCATTGCGAGCTTTACCCGCTTTATCTGCCACGCCATGATCTAGCCATATCCTAGGAGATGGCGCGCTATCCTTCATCGATCTGGGCCAAGCGATGGATAAAATCAATCTGGCGAGCTCTTCGGTTGTCACCTCAGTTGGGTTGATCTCAGCACAGATTACACTGGCGCCGAGCTGCTCATCATAGGCCATGATCAAAACACTCGGCTTTCTAAATCCCCAGTCGATGGCGATACGTCCAGTCATGCTCTCTTGATACTCCCATCCATCGATAATATGACTCTCGGTGAACTCCTGATAAATAAGCCCAGTTGGCGGCCGTGGCTTATTCATGACCATGGCCTCGCGCTCTTCATGTGGCAGTAGCTTCGTCGCTTCGAACCATTCAGAACTGAGGTTAGCCTCATTCACGTATGAGCTGAAAAGCAGTGGAGCACATCCAGCTTGCTCTGCCATCTGAACCCACCACGCATCTGAAACCGGAAGGCCCACGAGTAGAAGAATAGGAGTAGGCCCAGCGCGAAGACGGCCAAGGGCTTTATGGGCCACCTCAGCGCTGAGTGTCTGACATTCATCGATGAGACAAACGCCGCTTGTGATGTTGAGCCCCTCGAGTGGATTATGGGTCGCGTCTCTAGTCCCTGGGCGATAATACGAGCGACACCAGACAGAAGAGCCAGAGTGTGGATCATCCCACTTTCTAAGAGTGTGGTTGTATGTCCATCCAAGAGGGCCAAGCCACTTCTCCATCTCTGGCATGAGAACGGAGTTGTAGCGCGGGTTAGTGTCGGTCACCAGAAGAGAAGATGAGTTAGGCCTGATCTTACTTATAAACAACAACGCGAAGACAAGCGCCGAGGTCTTACCAGACCCCCAACCACAACGCGCCGCAATGATCTTATCCTCGAGTCTTATCCTCGAGATGATATTGCGTTGAAGCTCATTCAGTTCTAGTGTACTCATCGTGATTGGGTTTACTCTTCTTGTTCATCTGAGCTCAGCTCTTGTTGGGCTTGGATGACAAGAGGAGTTGTTTGTTCGATCATCGCCTTGACCTCTGCTATCCCATCGCTCTTTTGGGATACTGCAACCTCTACCTCGCGTTTTAATCCCCATCGATCAGGGAAGCGCCGCTCAAGCAGCCAAGCAATGGCGCGCCAGTCGTCACGACTGTGACCCATGGTCTTGATCTGGCTGACCATGACGGCCTCAGCAAAGTCAACGGCCGCTTCAACGTCTTCTCTAAACTCTTCGTCTGCATCCATCCAGCGATAAAAAGTTGCTTTTGAGATGCCCGATTGAGTAGCTGCTGCTGCTCTGGTCATCCCCTCTCTCAAGTTCTCGAGTACCTTCTCCTTAGTCGGTGCTCTCTTTTTCCTCTTCGGTGGCATGAGGCATTCTCGCTTTCAGCAATGTATCAGTGACTGATTGGAATAGTAGCCATTCTGGGTTACTGAGTGGCTCATAATCATTTTTCACGATGAGCATTCTGAGCAAGTTCATGAGCACTGTGAGCCCGTGGTCATCGTCTTCGCGCGCGCGTTGGCTGGTGTCAGTTTGTCTCATATAGATACTCTCAAACGCCTTCACACCACTTTTTAAACTTAATGTCTCTGAAGAATACGTTTGGTTCATCCCAGATCTCGAATAACAGATCGAGCACACTTAGAGAGTGGTTTTCAGATGTTACCTTTAAGACAGTATCTTTCATCACTTCAGGATAAATAGGACTAGATGAGTTTAACGTCTTATGCACTACAGAGACTTTATGAAGTAAACTGTCTGTATTCCACTCGTGATCCCACGTTTCATCCATGGAGGCTAAAGCGATTGCTCCAACCAAGTCTCTTGGGTCCACATCAGGGTCTAAATCTTTCATAAATACTGAGTAGATCATTATAAGGTCATATGGTGTCATGCTCTCTCCAGATAGAAAAGAAACGCCGCTTTAGTTTGGCTTGGTGTGTTTAGTGTAGTATTCATTCAATGCACTCCTTCCCACCTTGTGACGTACTCCGCAAGGTGGGTTTTTTTTAGCCCCAAGGCTTATAAGGTGCCGGTTGTGGTTGT